CCCGCATGAAGCTCGACGCCATCGACAAACGCAGCGCCCTGTGGCTGAAGCTACAGGCGCACTGGCGCACCCAGTTGGACACGCTGCGGCGGCGCAACGACGGGCCACTGAGCCCAGACGAAACAACGTATCTGCGCGGCAGGATCGCGCAGTGCAAAGCATTCCTGGCCCTCTCTGGAGAGCCGGGTAATGGTGCCCCGACCGACAAGGCCGAGGCAATTGACACCTATCCCACGGTGGATTGGGAAACTGAGGAAAGACCATGAGCTTAGAGGAAGAGCAAGTAGCGCCAGGGGCAGTGCCAGAGGTGCAGCAAGAGCAGATTGCGCCCGCCGAACGGACCGCAGAACAGGAAGCCGCGCCGCAAGACGACGCAGCATTTCTGGAGGGCTTTGATTCCGCACAAGGAACTGAGACCGCACCAGTGCCTGAAGTTGCGAAGCTGTTTGGCAGGTACACCGAGGCCGAGGTGCTGGCCTTGCTGGATAAGGTCAGCGAGGTCGATAAGCTCAAGGAGCGCGAGGCGAAAGTCTTTGGCACCCTGGGCTCGTACAAGCAGCAGCTCGATCAGCTTCGCAATCAGCCGCGCCAGGAGGTGCAGAAGTTCGATGCGAAGCTGGACCGGATGACAGCCGAATATCCAGAGCTGGCCGAGGCGCTTCGAGAGGATTTGGTGGGGCTGCAAGGCTCCAGCTTTGACTCCGATGCGGTGGAGCGGATCGTGAACGAGCGGCTGGAAGCAGCAGGCAAGGTGAACGAGACCAAGCTGCTGTCGGTCATGCACCCGGACTGGCGAACGATCCCTTCAAGCAACCAGTTCACGCAATGGAAGGGCACTTTGTCGCCCGAGGAGTTGCAGATCGTGGACGACTCATGGGACGCACTGTCGGTGGGCAACAGCCTCTCGACATTCAAGGCGTGGAAATCTCAGGCAACCCAGGCCGCACAAGCAAAGCAAGTTCGTCAGAACCGGCTGGAAGCTGCTGTCACACCCAAGGGTGGACAAAAGCCGCCCCCCGCTCAGACGGAAAACGACGCCTTTCTCGCCGGATGGAAATCTGTGCGTGGCGTGTAGTCAACCCTTTTGATTTACGGAGCAATCCAAAATGGCTATTCAAAACTTCAATACCCAGCCCGCTCGGGTCAACAAACTCAAGGGCGAAATCCTCGCCCACGCCATGCCCGTCGAGGTGCTGGGCATCACGGGTATGCAAAAGCAGATGCCCAAGAACTCGGGCGACAACGTGGTGTTTCGCCGCTTCGTGCCCTACGGCGGCGTGGACAACCGCTGGATCACCGGGGCCAACGTCAACAGCTACGCCACGGACCACATCACCACCGAGGGCGTGACGCCATCTGCTGACACGCTGACCGCTGTGGATGTGACGGTCACGCTCCAGCAGTACGCCTGCTTGTACGCGGTGACCGACAAGACCGCCGATCTGTACGAGGACGACATCCCGGCTGAGATGAAAAAGCAGACCGGTGAGCGCGTGGGCTTGCTGCGCGAGATGGTGCGATACGGCACGCTCAAGGGCATGACCAATGTGTTCTACGGCGGCACCGGCAACAGCGTGAGCACCGTGAACGGCACGCTGTCGATCAACTTGCTGCGCCGCATCACCCGAAGCCTGAAGGCGAACCACTCCAAGATGGTGACCACCATCCTGAGTTCCTCGCCGAACATGGGCACCAAGGCGGTCGAGGCCAGCTATCTGGTGTTTTGCTCGACCGACTTGGAGCCTGCAATCCGCGAGCTGCCCGGCTTCAAGCACATCGCCGACTACGGCCAGCGCAAGCTGGTGCATGAGCAGGAGATCGGCTCGGCTGAGTCGTTCCGTTTCGTGCTCTCGCCCGAACTCGCGGCCAACATCAACACGGGTGCCGTTGTGGGCTCCACCGGTCTGTTCTCGACCGGTGGCACCAACATCGACGTCTACCCCGTGATCGTGGTGGGCGAGGACGTGTGGGGTCAGGTGGCCCTGCGCGGCATGGATTCGGTTGACGTGACCTACATCGCCCCAGGCGAGAAGGACAAGAACGACCCACTCGGCCAGCGCGGCTTCATCGGTGCCAAGACCTACATGGCATCTCGCGTGCTGAACGACGGCTTTGGCGCTCGCTTGCTGGTTGGCACCCCCAACTTGGCCTGATGAATGAGAGAGGGCGGGCCTGCGGGTCTGCCCTTTTTTACCAACCCACAAAGGAGAACATATGCCCCGAGGTATTCCCAACCGACTCGACACCGATGAGATGGATGTCGGCCAGCACACCCACATCGACATGCCCGCCGAGGGCCTGCTTGACCGCTCGGCCATGCACGAAGATGACATCGAGATCGTCCAGAACATCCAGCTTGATGGCTACGCCGCAGAGCTGGCCTTCATGGAAGAGAAGATCGAGGTCGAGGTTCATGAGTCCACGGACGACAACGCCCAGCCCATCGTCGATGTCTACTGCCAGGGCATTGCCCAGCGTTTCATCCGGGGCCAGCGCCAGACGGTCAAGCGCAAGTTCGTGAACATCTTGGCCGATGCGCGTCAGACCTCGTTGCGCACCAGCACCCAGATCAATGGGGACACGGTCGTGAACCGCATCGACAAGCACAGCGCACTGCGCTTCCCCTTCTCGGTCACGCGAGACGACAACCCCAAAGGTCGGGACTGGTTGCGCCAGCAGCTCAAGGCGGCATAAACGCTGGCTTTTGAGTCAACCGTAAGGGATAATTCGTCAACAAAACTGGAGCTGCCATGAACTTTTTGGAGATCGCCAAGCGGGTGCGCCAAGAATGCGGCATCTCGGGTGACGGGCCTGCGGCGGTGCAAAGCCAAGTCGGCATGAGCGCCAAGCTGGTGGCCTGGGTGCAAACCGCCTACGAGGAGGTTCAGAGCCTCCAGCCGTGGCGCTACAACTGGGCCGAGCACACCCAGGCATTGACCGCTGGTGTGGCGGTCTATGCACCGGTCAACGATTGGGGTCTGGACTTCCGCGAGCTGGCGACAGACCCGATCTACGTGTACCGCACCCAGGACGGCCCGCGCAGCAAGCACTGGCTTTGCCATGTGTCGTGGGCCGAAATGCGCGACATGGCTCAAGTGGGTATTCAGGGTGTTCCGGTGTACTGCGCCATGCGCCCCGACACCACAATTCAGTTTCACCCCGAGCCACAAGATGGGCTGACAGCGGTGATCGAGTACATCAAGAACCCGGACACGCTGGTGGACAACTTGGACATCCCGGTGATGCCCGCTCGCTACCACATGGCGATTGTGTGGCGGGCCGTCATGTACTGGTGCGCCCACGACGAGAACACCGCGCTCTACGGTGCGGCCAACCAGCAGTATCAAATCATCCTGCGCAAGATGTGGCTCTCGGAGCTGCCTACCATCCAGATGGCTGGGGCACTGGCTTGAGCACGTTGGTCGATTACACCCCGCTCTCCGGTGGCCTGGACTTGGTTAGCGGTGCGCTCAACGTGCGCCCGGGCCGAATGTCGGAGTGCTTGAACTTCGAGCAGGTGTTCGGCAAGCAGGGCTACAAGCGCATTGACGGCTACGAGCGCTTTGATGGCAGGCCCGAGCCGCACAAGGCGGTCTACAGCATCCAGAACATCAAGACGGTGGTGACCCCCATTGCTGTGGGCCAGACCGTGACCGGCACCACGGCCAATGCCCAGGTGCTTGCGGTCGTGGGCAGCATCTTGGTGCTGGCGGTCAACACGGGTGCGTTTGCCGACAACGAGGCCATTCGAGTCGCGGGCGTGACAGTAGCCACCGCAGACGGGCCAACCCGCCTTGGATCTAGCGGCGAGGTGGGGGCCGATGCGCTCTTGGCCTTGGCGCAGCAAGCGAGGCGCACCAACATCACCGCTGTGCCTGGGGGCGGGCCGGTGCGCGGTGTGGCGGTGTACTTGGGCGAGGTGTACGCTGTGCGAGACACCTTGGATGGCACATCGGGCACGATCTTCAAGGCCACCGCTGCCGGCTGGCAATCTATTCGTTCGGGCCTGTTGCCCGGTGGCAAGTTTGACTTTGATGTGGCGAACTTCACCGGTTCTGCCAAGACGGTGGCGCTGTACGGCTGCGATGGGCGCAATGTGCCGTTTCGCCTGGACGGGGCGGTTTTCAGCTCGATTGCACCGATCTTCTCGACCCAGGCCACCAGCGTCAGCAGCACCCTGATCGGCACGGGAAGCCGGGTGTTCACGGTGGCGCAGCCTGCGCGCACGTTCGCGGTGGGCCAGACTCTTATCGTCTACAGCCTCGCCAACGCGGCCAACCGCATGGTGGGCACGGTCACAGCTTTCACCCAGCCCACGCTGACCGTGAACATCACCTCGGTGGTGGGCTCGGGCACGTTTACCGACTGGGAGATCGGGCTGGCCGACTTCTCGGACAAGCCCTACCTCGTCAACGCCCACAAGGACCACCTGTTCTTGGCCTACCCATCGGGCCAGTTGCAGACATCGAACCTGGGCAACCCGCTGCTCTACACAACCACCGCTGGCCTGTTCGGGCTGGGTGACACGATCACCGGCATGACCAGCATGAAGGGCGCAACGCTGGGTATTTTTTGCTCCAACCGCATCAACATTCTGAGCGGATCGTCCAGCCTCAACTGGCAACTGGAGTCGTACTCGCAAAGCGCGGGCGCACGCCCAGGCACGGTGCAAGAGAGCAGTGGCAGCGCCATGTTCTTGGACGACCGGGGCCTGACCAGCTTGCAGGCCACGCAGTCATTTGGCGACTTTGAGCCCTCGATCTTTTCTCGGGACGTGAAGCCCTTGCTGGATGGGCTGACCCCACTGGTGAGCGCCTCTCGCATCGCCCGGACCAAGTTTCAGTACCGGCTCTACGCGGGCGACACGGTGCTGGCAGCGGCCATTCTCTCGCCCGAGGCGGTCATCAAGCCCAGCGACATCTCATTCTCGCGCTGGCAGTACGCGCACCGGGTGGCGTGCGTGGGCGCGGGCGACATGCCCAGCGGCCAAGAGGGCCTGTTCTTTGGCACCGAGGACGGCTTTGTGATGCGTGAGGACGTGGGCACCTCCTTTGATGGCGAGCCGATCAGCTCGGTGCTGCGCCTGCACTTCAACCAGCTCAAGAGCCCGGCCAACAAGAAGCGCTTCAGGAAGCTGGAGCTGGAGCTGGACGCGCCGGGGCGGGTGACGATCAACTTTCGCCAGCAGTTCAACTACGCAGACGGCACCTACGACACCACCCTCACCCAAGGCTCTGCCGCCCAAGGCATTGGCGGGCAGTGGGGCGTGCAGGGCTGGGACGCCTTCTTCTGGTCGCTCCCCGTCATCAACCAGACGGAGGCCAACATCGACGGCGTGGGCAAGAACATGGGCCTGCTGCTGTTCCATGAGTCGGCCACCGACCTTCCCTTCACCTTGCAAGGCTTGCTGTTGCAGTATTCGATCATGGGCCTTGCAAGATGATCTACAGAAGTTTGCCCATAGATTGCATGAAATCAATCGGGTCTTTGGAATTTTTCTTGAGGTTGCAAGTGGCGCAGGCTATTTGCAAGTTCAGTCTGTCGTTTGATCCACCAGCCACCAAAGGGTAAATGTGGTCAACATGGTATTTCCCATTCAGCTTAATTCCGCAGCAAGCGCACATCCCCCGCTGCATAGCGTAGATGGCCTTGATGTCATCGGGGGTGTGTTGCCCGCCGTTGCCAACTCGCCTTGCCCTTCGATTTGCAGAGCTGGCTTTGACGTTTTCAGGATTCAGCGCCCTCCATGCTTTTTGCCTCTGGTTGTGCGTGCTTTGGCTTGTTGCCTTGTATTTCTCCACCAACTCAGGGTTTCTCTCCCTCCATTGCTTGATGTACGCCTTTCGTTCATCAACATTTTCTCGGTAGTTCTGCTTCGCTTTTTCAATCACA